TTACAGGTATGCTGCCATGGGATGCACCCCGGTGCGCCGGGCCTGCTGGTTCACATATTGGACGGTATTTTCTGCCACGATGCGGCCATCCAGCAGACACTGCACCGTGATGGTCTGGCCTCCGCCAGAGGTGGTACTCCCCATCTGGGCGGCGATCCGCCGAGCCAACGCATCCATCCACCCGGTGTTGTTCTCCAGCGGCACCACCGCCTCCCGTCCGGCCTCGCCCAGTACCGTCAAGGTGGGGTCATCAAAGACGCCGCCCCGGGCAGCAAAAGCCAGTTTAGGCCAGCCTTTGCCGGAAAATAGGGTCTTGCTCACCGCCAGTTGGATGGCGTTCAATCCGCTGGTGACCCACGTCAGCTTCAGCCCCAGCGATTTATTGGCCCAGCCCGCCTTGAACTGCTGCCATAGGCTCTCCGCCGTGGTGGTCACCTTGGCGGTGAAGGTCACCGTCTTGTTCTTCAGGTTGGCGGTCAAGCCATTCCACTGCGCTCGCAGTGCCTCCCACTTGGTGGCAATACTGGCGCTGATCTGCACCCGGATGGCGGCAAAATGCCCCGTAAAGGTCTGCCACGCCCCGGCAATGCCGCTCCACGCCGTGTCCAGCCCGGTACGGAGGCCGGTTTTCAGCCCCTCCACCAGCTGGGTGCCGATCTGGGTCAGCTTGGTGCGCCAGTCTCCGGCGGCGCTTAGGGTGACGGCCAGACCGCTGAGCTGCTGCCCCGCCCACGTCAGAGCCTGCCCCAGCAGATTCAGTCCCGTCACCGCCGCACTGCCTGTCCACGTGGCCAAGGGCTTGAAAAAGCCCTCCCACACCTTGCTCATAATGGGCTGCAACATCTGCAAAGCCCCGGTCACCAGCGTCACTGCCCCGGCCAGAAGCTGGAGCAGGGCAGGTGCGCCCTGCTCTATCGTCCATTTGGCCAAGGGGAGGAGCACCTGTTCATAGCCCCACGCCAGCGCCCCCTCCAACAGAGCCGCCAGCGGGCGGAGCTGGGTCAGCAGCTGCCCCGTGCCGCTGATCACCCCGGAAAAGTTCAGGCTCCCCGCCCATCGGGTGGTGGCCGCCACCATTCCGTCTGCCGTGGCTTTTAGGTCAGACCACAGCCCCTTTAGGGCGCTCAGGATCTTTTGCCCGTTGCCCGCCTCCTGCCACGCCTGCCGGAATCTGGCTTTCAGTTCCTCCAAAATGCGCAGTCCCTCTGCCCAGTCCGCCTTGCTCTTTTTTAGGGCAGTTCCCGACCCCTTGGCGTTGGATGCCTTGGCGGTGCTACCGCCGGAACCGGAACTTGTGGTGGTGGCGCTCAATTTTTGGATCTCGTCAAAGCCCATTAGGCTGCGCTGAGCCGTGGCCAGCTTCTTGGTGGCGCTGGCTGCTGTGGTGGCCGCCTTGGTGACCGCCGACCCCTGCTGCCGGATCCGGGTGGTCAACCCCTCTATTGTCCGGTTCAGGCTGGTCTGGGCCGCAGCACCCTGCCGCGTCAGGCTTTTGATCTGCTCTTCCAGCTGGGACAGCCCTTTCCAGCTTTTGTCCGTTTCCACAGCCAAACGGATCCTTTTTTCTTCCTCCATCTGCTCACCTTCTCACTGTGTTTGGGGGGAGTCTGCTCCGGCGGCGGCATACCCCTCCATCATGCGGCGGTAGTGGGCCAGCCGCGCCGCCTTGACCTCCTCCTCCGTCCAAAAGGGGAACGTCTCCCACGGCTGAGGCAGCCGCCCGCCCCCCAGTGCACAAGCGGTCAGCTGAGCCTGCCCATAGGCAATCAGAGCCTGCTGCTGACCCGCCTCCCGCTGCCGCAGACGCAGCCCACGGATGGCCGCCAGCAGCTCTCCCCAGCTCCAGTCCTCGCTCTCTCTGGGGGAGACCCCCGCCGCCCACGCCAGCTCCTCTACCTCTGCCAGCAGATCCCGCCCCTCGCCGGTGAGTTGGGCGGCTGGAGGGCTCACGCCTCCCTCTGGGTAGGGTCCTGCTGCGCCAGTTCCTCCCCCAGCTGGGTAAAGGCATCGTTCACCGCCTGATGCAGGGTCTTTTTCAGCAGCTCCGCCTGAGGCTGGCTGATCAGGCCGGAGCAGGCCGCCAGATCAAAGGCCAGCCCCCCAAAGCCCTCCTGCCCAGCGTAGCCGCTATCCACCAGCAGGTCATAGAACGCCTCCCCGGAAAGTTCCGGGTTGCCGCTGCCCTCCCAGTGGAGCGCCTCTTCCAGCACTGCGGCCATTGCCTCCCCATCCGCCGCGGCGGCCAGCACCGTTTGCAGCGTATCCTCCGCAAAGCGGTTCTTTAAACGCTTCTGTCCCCCCAGCGTCAGCCGGAGGTGGTACTCCGTTCCCTCCACCCGGAGGGTCAAATACTTCTTCATGGGTTCCTCCCTCTCCTGATCTGCATTGCTCCCCGGTCATGGGGTCGGCGGCGGTCAGTCAGACCGCCGCCCTTACTTGTTTTCCCTTCTAGGGCGATTTACGCAGTGGGGTTGGTCACTGTCCACGCGCTCTGGGTGTGGATCAGCAGCTTGGCCGTCACCAGCTCGTCCACCTTGGCCCCGGAAAGGTAGGTGCTGACATAGCCGGTGGAGGCAAAGACCGTGCCGTCCGGGAAGGTCACCTTTACCGGTACCACCTGCCGCTCCTCCTGCAGACCCCGCAGCAGGCGATAGTCGCTGTCCTCATCGGTGTTGTCAAACAGATAAGTACACTCCCACGCCTTGTTCTCCTGCACCCCGGGCACCTGCTTTTTGATGCCGTCCTTCAGGCAGGTGGCATCCAGCTCCGAGGGTGCGCCCCCCATGTCGCCGATCTCCTGCACATAGTTCAGGCTGACGGAGTTAACGCTCACATCAATGCCTATGGTCGAAATTCCCTGTGTTGCCATACAAAATCCTCCTTCTGTGCCCTGCGGCACAGCTGTATCTTCCCTTTGCTCAGTCCACCAGACGCATGGTGCGTTTATCCACCCGCCGTCCAAAGCGGAACACCTTGTGTTCGTAGCCCATGGCGGTCACGCCCCCTTCGTCTGCGCCGGCGTACTGGCGCTTTAGCCCCAGACCCACCATGGCGGCGTTCACCCGCTGGCTCAGGGTCACCACCGTCTCCCGGTCAAAGGCCCAAATGTCCACCTGATAGCTGATGGCGTCCACCACGCTGACGCTGGTAGAGGTGTTGCTGTACTCCCCGTAGGTGATCAGCACCCCCTCATTCCGGCTTCTGGGCCAGCTCTGCCGGACGGAGACGGACAGTCCTGCCACTGCCTCCTCCAAGGCCTGATGCACTTGGGGCCGCAGATCTACCAATACCGTTGCTTGCTCCATACTTCTCCCCCTCTCACGTCAGCCGATCCAAGATCAGCAGCCGGTAGGAGTTCCAGCGCTGGATGTTCTTCACCTCGTAGCATTCCTCGCCCACTTGGATGCGGTCATAGAGGGTCACCTCCAGCGGGCCGTACACCACCGCCTGCATGGAGCCGGAGAATTCCTCGCCGCTCTCCCCCAGCGAGGCTCCGCCGGAGGCTCTGCCGTTGGAGAGCCAAGTGCGCACCTGCTGGAAACTGAGTCCCTGCTCCGCCTCCACTACCAGATCGGGGTTGCTCATGTCATAATAGACCACGGTGTCCCCGTAGGCGTTGGTGGTCTCCCGGCGATGGTAGAGCCGGTAGCCCTGCCGCCAGCGCTGGGGCGTCTGCCGCCTCAGCATGACACCGTCCGGTACCGGGCAAGGGCATCCAAAACCTCCGCCACCCCGCTGCGGTACTCCGACTCGCTGAGGTAGGTGCTGCTCTCGCTCACCTGTCCCTCGGTGTAGCTGTAGCTTTTCAGGCTGTCCTCCAGCCCTGCCATATCCCGCTGGTAAAAGAGCGCTGCCAGCGTCACCACTTGGCCGGTGAAGCGGCTCTCCAGCGTGTCCGTGCCCAGATAGAGCAGCACCTCCTGCTCCGCTGCCTCCAGCTCATCCTGTAGGAACAGCACGGTCTCCTCCTCCAGCTCCTCCTTATTCAGACCGAGGCGGCGCAGCAGCCGCTCCATCAGCGTCTCCAATAAAACCTCCGTCATGGGTATCCTCCTCCCCTCTCCTGCAGGGCGCAGCCCCTGAGCGGGACTGCGCCGTGTTTCCTATCGTTCCTGTTTAGCCCTTCTTCACCGTCATCCGAGCCAGTCCCTTGGGCTGGAGCACCCGGGCACCGTATACATGCAGACCCTTCACTGCGTCGGAGAAGTTGTTCTCCAACCGGTAGGCCTCCATCTCCACCAGCTGCTCGGCAAAGGTGCCTGCGGCGTTGGTACCGGCCACGATCTGGTAGCCGCCGCTCTCGGTGGTGGGCACGTTGTTGCTGACGTGGATGCGGAAGCCTGCGGCCTCTCCCACCAAGCCGCCCTGTAGGATGGCCTGATTGTAGCCGGTGCCGTTGCCCACAAAGCGGGAATCCTTCAGCAGCAGACCGTGGTACCAAGGGGGAATGACCACCCAGCGCTTCAGCATGGGCACATTGGCCTCGCTGAGCAGGGTGCCCAGATCCACCAGATAGTCGTAGGCGTTCTCCGCCGTGGGAGTCACCACCGCGTCCTCGCCCCCCAGCACACTGCCGCAGTTGGAAGCCAGCAGGTCGGCCAGATACCGGTCGATGGTGTCGTTCATGCCGTAGCTGGCCTCCTCCATGGCGGCGTCCACCACCTCGGGCTTGCTCTGAGCCCGGTCAATGTCCTTGACGTGGAAGTTGAAGTAGTTGGCGTGGTCGATTTGCAGCAGCTGCTGCTCGCCGTCCAGCTCCTCCGGCTCGTGGATGTCGCTGCCATCGTAATCATAGATGGTGATTCTGCCCACCTGATTGATGTGTACCGTGTCGCCATAAGCGCGGATATCTCCCTCATAGTCCCGGTTCATCAGACCGGCGTACACATGCAGGTTGTTCAGATGGCTCAGCAGTCTGGCGCTCCACACTTCGGGAATAAAGTTCGAAAATGCCATAAAATCTCTTCCTTTCTTTGTTCATACAAGGGTCTTAGGGTCGTCCCCCGCCCTCAGGTTGCCATGGTCTGGGCAATTTCAGCCCAGTGGTCATTGATCTCCTTGGGGCTCATGGTGCGCAGGATCTCCCGGTCGTAGCCCCGGGTGGGCGTGGCCGCCTCCGGCACCTCCACCCCCCGCATCAGTTGGGCCATGGCCCCGCTGAGTTGGGCGCGGTACAGGGTTTGGAAGTCCTCCAGCTTTTGCAGATCCTCCTGCTCGTCCGCCCCTAGCAGCAGGGGAGCAAAGGCGGGGTCCAAACCGCTGGCTTGCAGCCTGCGGCCCTGCTCCACCTGCCGCACAAGGCGCTCATAGCGGCCTCGCTCGGCGGCCACCGCCTGTTGGAGCCGCTCCTCCTGCTCCTGCTGCCATTGGCGCTCTGCCTCGGCCACCGCCGCCTGAATCTGGACTTGGAGATCCACGGGGGTCTCCTCCTGGGCAGCGGGGATCTCCTCCGGTGCCTCTTGGGGGAGGGCTGTCAGCTCCTGCGTCTCCTGCCCCTTGTGTTCCAGTTCTTCCATTATGCTCCCTCCTGTTCTCTCTGGGCCCGGATGTTGGCCAGTGCCTCCGCCGGGTCACGGATGAACCACAGCTGGGAGAGCAGGGTCTCATCGTCCACAATGCCCTGCAATTCCCGCACCATGGTCACCACCTCCGCCTCGTTGATGGGGGCGTTCAGGGTGAACACCACCTCCATATCGTCGGTGTCCACCGCGTCCATCTGACCCTTGACCTCTAAATAGTGGTTGTAGAGCCGAAAGCGTTCCTTCAGCCCCCGCTCCATGCTCCGCATCTTGCCCTTGACCAGCAAATTCATGGTCAGCAGCTTCAGCTTCAGGGCCTGCCCGGAGCTGTTGCCGGAAAACCGCTCATCGGACATATCCACCGTCATGGTCATCTTGTGGATCTCCTGCACCAGCGCATCGGCCAGCACCTGTACGCTCTCCTCGTCAAAGGTCTTTTGGATGTACTCCGCCCGGGCGTCCAGAGGCGCCCCGTCCAAGAACTTCTCCTTGGCCAACCGGCGCTCGTCCCCCTCCCGCAGGGTCATGCCAAAGAACACCAGCAGGGCGTCCACAAATTTCCGTTTGTCCGTCAGTCGGCTGGACATCAGCTCATTGTAGGCGTCGATCAGGCTGATCACCTGCTCAAAGTCCCCCTGCCGGTAGCGGTTGTTCTGGTAGACGATCACCGGCACCGCCCCGAACCAGTGGTAGCCCGTGGCTCCCACCTGATGGAACACGGCGCTCTCCGCCGTGCCGCCTCGGTAATGCTTGATGGTGCGGTCAGTGTACACCGTCACATCGTAGTAGGTCTCCCCGCCGATGTTCTCCCGCCGCTGCCACAGCAGGGCAAAGAGTTTGCGGTGCTCCACGCTGTTATCCCGCACCAGCACGCCGCACCGGGGGTCGATGGGGACGCTCCGGGGCTGGGGGTCCCACTCGTCGGAGGCGTAACACAGCTCCATGCACTCTCCCCAGATGCCCATGCCCCGGCCCAGCTCCAGATCCACCTCGTGGATCTGCTGGGCGTGGTAGCTCCGTTCCAGCGGACGGATGTCCACCGCCTTGCCGTCGGCATTGGCGCGGGCGTTCACGCTGTAGCGGATGCCGTCCCCCAGATAGTAGCCCAGCACCGTATCCACCACATACTTGGCGTAATTCACCGCCACCCTGGTCTCCTCCGTGCCGCCCCGCTGCCGCAGAATGGGGTGGTTGCCCAAATAGTAGTCCTCCAAGCGCCGGTAACGGGCTGCGGCCCCCTCCGCCTTGCGCACCAGATAGCGCAGCACCTCCGGGGGGATGCTTTCCGTGTTTGGCACTTCTTCTCTGTCCAGATCAACGATCATGCTCTTGTCCTCCTCCGCTTATAATCCACTGGGGCGGCGTCCTGCCCGGACATTGCCCCGCCGGATCACGGTGTTGGCAAAGTACCGCACCGCGTCCATACAGTGGTCGTGATCCTTTATCGGCTTGTCCACTCCTTGGGCAGCAGCCCCCTCGTCCCAGACGTAGGAGCCGAACTCTGCCAGCGTGTGGGCGCAGCTCTTGTGGAATAGCAGTCGGCCCTCTTGCAGCAGGCCGCTCACCAGCCGGATGCCGTCCAGCACGGCATTGTCCGCCTGCTGCACCGGCAGTCCCATTTGGCGCAGTTCTGTGATAAAACTGGCAGCAGACGGGTCAACTATCACCGATTGGGGATTTTCGCCGGATAAAAAAAGCCGAAGATCCTCGGCATATTCCCCGTCTGTTTTTTGCCGCTGCCGGGCCCGGCCATCCCAGTAGTACTCCTTGGCACAGACCCACCGGTCTGAGCCCCGCAGCCGCCGCCACAGTAAAAAGACGGTGGGGTTCCGGGTGCCGTAGTCAACGGTGACCCAGCTCCTCCCTTGGGTAGGCGGCAGTTCCTCCACCACATGCCGCCCTTGGCAAAAGCCGTCGTAGACCAGCCCTTCGGCGGCCACCCACAGTCCCCGCACGTAGCGGTCGTAAAAGGCGCCGGAATAGAGCCGTTCATAGCGCTGGCGGATGTCTGGGCTGAGGGCTGGGTTGTCCTCCATGGTGAAGTGGAGGTAGAGCAGGTTCCGCTCCTTGGCCTTGCTGACCCACTCCTGATAGAACCAGTGCTCTGGCCCGCCGTCCGGGTTGCAGTTGAACCAGAACCGGCTGCCCACCTCGCTGCACCGGGCCAGTGCCTGCTCCACAAAGGAGCGGGGCATCAGGGCGACCTCGTCCAGCAGCACCCCGGCCAGCGTCAGACCCTGAATTTGGGCATAGCTGCTCTCGTCCTTGCCGCCGAACAGGTAGTAGGTGTTCCGGCGGCCCCCGCTGGTGACAGTGATCTTACTCTCGCTGCGCCGCTCCTCAAACTGGAAAATGCCCTCCAGCCAGTGGGGCAGCAGATCGGAGACGTTCCGCCGCAGGGATTCCACCGTTTTGCCGCACAGGGCAAAGCGCTGATCCTGAAAGGTGCTCATGCTCCACAGCAGAAAGCCCACTGCCATGCTGAGGGTCTTGCCGCTGCGGACGCTGCCGTCGCACAGGATGCCGTCATACCCCTGCAGCTCCGTCCGCTTCCACCACGTCAGGGTCACCAGCTGTCGCTGGCTGAAGTTCTGGTATTCCATCCAAGTCTCCCTCGGCCTGTAACCGTTCCAACAGATTGTTCTCTCCGGCGGGGAGGCCGCCGCCCTCGCCCCACAGGGTGGGCTTCCGCTTTTTCAGCCATAGGGAGATAGCGCTGACGTCCGGCCCCACCTGCTTGATGGTCTCCGTCTCCTTCCGCTCCCCCTTGGGGCTGATCTCCACCTTCCGTTCGGTGCTCTCGTAGCCCAGCGCCTTGCGCAGCAGCGCCGCCTCCACCTGACAATCCACCACATCGGCCCCTCGATCCAATGCTTGGCGGATCTCCGGGTAGCGGTTGGCCCACTGCCGCAGGGTGCGCTCCGAGACCCCCATCCGCTGGGCAATGGCAGCCTGATCCAGCCCCTCCATGGCCCAGCCGCGCAGCAGGGTCAGACCATTTTCTTCCCGCCACTGCTGGTATTTGTTCAT